TCCCCAGCCACTGCTTGACCTCGGACGGCCTCAACGGCGGCACGACACGGCGGGCCGGGGTGTGCGGGTTGCCCCGCGGCGAACGGTGCCCGACCGTGTTCAGAACCGCCACGTTCATCACCCGCTTGTCGATCTTGTCCGCGCCGTACGACGCCGACTTCGCCACCTTCCAGATCGGGCGTCGAAGGGTCAGGCCCTCCCTCATCACGCCCTCATCGACCAGCGGCGACTGATGTCCCGCGATCGTGGACGCAGCGTTGATCTGCCACGACCCGTAGCCGTTCGTGGCGAACACATCCTGCATCCTCTCCGCGAACACCGGGCCGAGCTCGTCCCACACCGGGCGCAGGTCGCCGGCGGCGTCCTGCACCTCACTCAGGCGGCCGATGACCTCCTCCAGCCCTTCGACCAGCGTCGAGCGGCCACCGCGCTTCGTGTTGACCGAGAACGGCGCGCCAGGCATCAGGCGAACCCCAGCGGCGCGAAGATCCGGTCCAGCGCGTCCTTCTCGTCGCTGGTCAGAATCCGCGCCGACACGTTCGGGCTCATCGTGAAACTCAACCCCTCCGGCCCGGCATACGACGCGCGGTCCTGCGGATTGGTGAAGAACCGCACCGCCACCCGCTTGGCGACCTTGCGGATCGCCACCACCTGCAACGCGGCCAACGGCGGGTCGACCAGCGGCTGACCCTCCGACCCGAACAGGTAGCCCAACGTCATCGCCCAAGCGTCCTCGCAGGCGGCCTGCGCCGCATCCAGCGAACCGGGCGCCAGCGCCTGGCCCAACTCGGCGATCAGATCGTCGGTCGTGATCGGGTTCAAAACGCCGGGGACGATGATCGGCATCTAGACCTCCTCGGGTCGCTCAGCGTCGAACATCGACTCGGTCAGCACCAGCGACTTGTGGTGCCCGACACGAATACCCGTGTGCACGAAGATGGGAAAGCCGCAGATGCCGGCACGCAGGCAGAACGTGATGTCCTCGCCCACCGGGTCCGGGCCGTTGTGCGTCTCCTGAAACCACGGAAACGCCTCGTTGAAGTTCCGGTCCTTCATCGCCTGCAGCACACTGCGGTGGATCAGCAGCCACGCCGCACCCGTCGCCGCGACCTGCACCAACGCGTCCCGCTCATACTCGCGCACCCGGATCGTCGTCAGACGCCCACCGATGTCGGCGAACTGGTAGATCGTCGGGAACAGCGCGCCGTGCGCCATGCCGAACGCCAGGCCGCCCAGCACCGGGCGGGCCGACTCGTCGGCCGCATCGAGGATCACGTCAATGTCGCGGGGGTCCCACTGCATGTCGGAGTCGATCCACAACAGCCAGTCGGAGTCGTGGCGGTCCAAGAACCGCTGCGTGACGATGTTGCGGGACTGGGAGACGTTCGCGCTCGACCACTCCTGGTAGATGTTCTTGATCCTGCGCCGGCGGTTCTGATCCCAGAACAGCGTGGCGACCAACGACTCGGTGAAGTAGGACGACACCTGGCCGGGATGGATGTAGGCGATGCAGACGGTCTTCTTGGCGCTCATGCCGGCCTGCCCGTTGCGGGGTCAGTCACGATCAGGTAGCCGCTCGTGCGCACTTCTCGCTCCTCTGTGTAGTTGTCCTCTGCTGGCGGGGTGGGGGCATGGCGAAGGCCCCGGGTCACAGAGGAAACCCGGGGCCTTCTCGGCGGTCGCTTATGCCGCCTGCCCATGTGTGCGATCAGGCCTTCAGGGCGCGGAACGCATTCTGGTCGGAGACGTTCGAGCCAACCCTCTTGTACGCGACCAAACCGCGCTTCCCAACAGGCAGGCCGTCGCCATCGACCACGTTCTGCACGAACTCGACGTTCACGCCAAGGCGGTCGTAGATGACGAACTGGCTGAAGTCGCCAAGCACGATCAGGTGGTTGCCCGACGTGGTGGCAGACGCCATCGCGGACGCCTTGACCACCGGCAGCTCCAGCAGCTCGCGTTGGCTGGTCAGCATCTCGGAGACGATCACGGCACCAGTGCCGATGATCTGCTGGTTGATGGTGAGGCGGGTCGCCTTGTTCATCAGCCAGGTCGCGGTGTCCTCGTACCGCACCGGCAGCGCGTTCAGAAGAGCGAGCGTGTCGGTACCCGAGGCGCTGGTGAAACTGCCCCGCGTGGTCGCGGTGACAGTCACGCCGGCGGTACCCGACAGGCAGGTGACGATGCCCTTGGGGGCGTCGCTTCCAGAACCCGAAACGAAGGCATCGGACTCGGCGAAGTCGATCGCCTCGCCGATCAGCGTCGGGATCTGCGTGAGGAAGTTCGAGTCTTGGAAGATCTCGAACGAACCGGTCACGTACGCGGTCAGCATGGCCGCATCGACCACAACCTCGCCAGTGGTCGGGCTGCCGTCGGTGAACGCCGAACCCTCGCTCTTCCACGCAGTGGTGACACCTGCCACGGTCACGCCGTGCCACTTGTCCTGAGTGCCGGACTCCACCCGCGAGATCCGGCGAACCGGGTTCTTGCTGGCGGTACCGGTGTGGATCAGCGTCGGGTCGAGCAGGAACGGCAGCGCGTATCCACCGTTGGCGCTGGTCAGCGACATCGAGGCACGAACGGACATCGCCTCTTCGGCGGTGTAGACGGGGCTGCCCTGTGACTTCATGTAGGACCGGAAGGCCTGCATGTAGTCCGGCGAACCGGTCAGCATCATGCGCCGCGCGATCTCCGGGTGATCCTCGACCAGGACGGTCGCCTGCTGGCGAGCCTCATCGCTGACGCGGGCCAGGCCGCGGTACGAGGTCTGCTCGATAGCGGTCAGGGCGCGCTCCTGCACGTCTAGCTCGGAAGCGAACCGCAGCGAATCAAGGTCATCCCACGGATTCTTGCGGCTGCCGACGGACAGGCTGCCCCACTTGGCGCGGGACTCCTTGGTGCGCTCGGCGCGCTCCTCGGCGATCTGGGCATCAGCGAGGTCGCGGCGGAGCTGGTCGTGCTCGGTGTCCAACTCGTCCCAACGGGTCTGCTGATCTTCGGACAAAGGCTGCTCTCCGGCTGCCTCATGGATGCTGCGGCGCTCGGCGTCGATCTCGTCGAGCCGGGCACGCAGTTGGGCTGAAGTCTGCACTTCAGTTCTCCTTCGTGTAGTTGAGAAACGCCTCGCGCCTTTGCGCGTGCGTCAGTCCCACCGGGTGGCTCGTCGCCGGCGCGGGGGCGGTATCTGCGGCGCCTTGCTCCGAGGTGCCCGAGCGGGCGGCGTCGGAGGGAAGGGGTGCAGTATGTGGACGAGCGCGGCTCACCGTCTCGACCCGCTCGGGGTCACGGGAGCGCAGCCGCTCGTAGAACTCGTCGGTCGTTGACCGCTGCATGGTCGCCGACGTGTTCGGGTTCGCGGGGAAGGTGACAGGGCCGAACTCGATCAGGCGGACCTCTTTGATGCGCCGCTCGGGCAGCCCCTTCGGGTTGTAGTCCGACGGCTCGGGTGCGTCGTTCCACTCGTCACGCACGACAACCATTCGCATGGAAGCGCCGTAGACACCGGCCTCAAACCCTGGCAGCAGGTCACGGTTATAGGACGTGTCGAACAGGTCAACCACGCCCACGGCTGCGTCGGCGTCCTCCCGAAGGTCGGGGATGCTGCCGAGCACCTTGTCGCCGATGCTCGGGTCGAAGCCGTGATCGAACAGCGACCTTACCCGGTCGCCCGACTCCTTCATCGTCTTCGCAAAGGCGCCACGGTCAACCGACTCCATGAACTCGCCTTCAAAGAACGAGGCGATGGGGTACCAGTTGCCGAACTCGCAGAAGCGCACGTCCACCGTGCCGAGTCCGGTGTCGCTGCGCTTGGCCTTCAGGCTCCCCGACGGCGCGAAACGCACCACCTCGAAGCCGGTCAGGGTATCCATCAATTGCCTCCCGAAGTCGGGGTCGTTGTGGTCTTCTCGTTCGGAACATCGCCCCACGCCACGGGCGGCAGATCCTCGATCTGGCGAACCTCGTTGACGGTGCGCCAACGATCGGCCAACGCCTTGCTGTGCGCCTCGAAGCGCGCCAGCGTGGTTGATTCGAGGAAGGCGTCGCGGTTCAGCCGCGCGTACTGCGGCGCTGGCAGCATGCTGGTCAGCACCCGGTCGGCCCGGCGCATCCAGCGGTTGAGGGTCAGCGTGAGGAGATCCGACCTGCGCTCCTGAACTGTCGTGTAGGTCATCGAGCCGCCGGTCTCGTAGCCCAGCGTCTCGGCCATCGCAGGGCCGAAGATCCGGGCGCACTGCGCCTCGGTGAACCGCTGCGTCTCCAGAAACTGCGACTCCTCCGGCGTGATCTGGATCGGCTTGTAGTCCCACCCTTTGCCCAGCACGGCAGGCTCGCGTGTGCCCTGGAACAGCGACATCCACCGCTGCTTCACAGTCTTGGCCTGCTCCTGGTCGAGCTGCTGCTCGGAGTTGACCAGCAGCGCCGAAGGGTGGCCGCCGTCACTGAACCACTGCGAGCCGTACTGAGATGACGCGAGCGACGTTCCGATCTGCACCGCGTGGCGCTCGATCGGGGACTGCCCGAGGAGGTTCCCGGTCATCGGGTGCACCCGCAGATGCACGAAGTCGGCGGCAGTCTCGAACCGCTTACCCTTCACCATCCAGACGACTTCGCCGTCGATCTTCATCGGACGTACGTCGTCGGGGTGCAGCCACGAGATGCCGATCGGGCGCCCCGTGCGGTCGCGCATCGTCACGACGCCGTAAGCGTTGCCCCGGTACAGCCACGAGGTCAGCAACTGATACATCCAGTCCTCGATGCCCTGGCCGTCGCCGCCTGGATCTTCGAGCCAGCCCGGGAACGACAACTGCCGGCGGTCGCTGCCGGTGCCACGGAACACGTCGATCGGCAACTCGGACGCAACCGAGCTGATGAGGTCGATGGACGTTCCGACCGCGATCGACCGCAGAGCGGACTCGCCGTTAGCGTTCACGCTGGCGAAGTTCACCGACGGCGAGGGGAGACCCGCAGGCCATTCCAACCCCCGATTCTCAGCCTCGGGGGACGCCCGGCGCACGCCGGAGAAAAGACCCATCAGAGCCGCCGATCAAGGACGAGCAGGAAACCGCCAGCGGCCAGCAGGCCGAGTGCGGGGAGAATCCATGCGGCACCAGCCACAATCAGGAGGGCGCCCAGGACGCCAGGAACATACTTCACGCGCGTCCTCTCACCAGATGTTGTTAAGGGGGTCGTAGGGGACTTTCGCAGCCAATTCAACGAACAGCCCGAACGCCGCCGTGGCAGCAACCAGGTCGGCCATATCGGTGTCAACGTCGGAACGCTCCCACGACCAGGCGTCGACGCTGCGCTTACGCTTGGCGGCCTTCACCTGCTCGAACAGCGGGCCGTCACCGCGATGACGAAGCCCCGCAACGTCGCCCATGCAGGCGTCATAGAACTGCCCGCAGAACGCCGCCATGGGCCCGCTGTGCACCTTCACCAGAGCCACGCCCGCATCGGCGCACACCCGCTCCACGTCACCGATCAGCGACGCGGCAGGGCCGCCGGAACGCACCCCCACGGCCAGCACGTCATTGCGGCCCACGATCTGCGCCACCCTACCCGCCACCCACTCGGTACCGGCGCGCCGGTCGGCGGGCTCCACCTGCGGCACCCCGTCAGGACCGGCCCCGCAGATCCAGATCGTGGCGCGACCACGGTCCATGCTCACCTCGGGCACCACCGTCACCGGGCCGTCGATCGCAGAGTCGCGTACCAGCCGGGCGAACATCGCGTCAGGGATCACGCGGCCTTGGCCTGCTGGGTCATCCCACCATCCGAGGCGTTCGCGGGCGAACTCCTGCGGCGAAAGCACAAGCCGCTCGTCCCGCACTGTTTCAACGTCGATGCGCCTACCCAGTGCAGGATTAGCGATGTGCCACTCTCCGACATCATCAAGGACGCAGCCAGGAGTACCAACGTCGTGACGACAGTTACCTGAGTCGCACTTGGCCGTCGAGCACCATTCCACGTACGTCATGCGGTCGGCACCGACGCGCCCGCGATCGCGAACCAGCCGCAACTGCTCGCTCTCAACCCGGCCAGCACTCGACCCGTACCAGATCTGCGAGTTGGGGCGCGCCGAACGAGTCGGCAGAAGTGCGCCGAGTTCAGCGGTAGACAGTGCGTAAGCCTCATCAAGGATCACCAGATCGCCGGAAAGCGCGCGGCCTGTCGCCTTGGATCGGGCTAAGAACTTGAGCCGCGCCCCGTTCGTAAGTTCGATCGACTCGCGCCCTGAGGCGTCATGGATGCGCTTCACCCGCCTGGACAGGTGCGCGTTCTCCTCGATCAGTTGCTTGAAGTGGTAGAACGTCTCAGCGGCGGCAGGGTTGAAGATATGCGAAGTCCACAGAACCAACTTGGCCTCAAGTAGCCACAGCGCGCCGAGTACACCCATCTCCATACACGCGGTCTTGAGGTTCTGTCGGCTGCACACCACCGCGACCTGAGATGACAGCCATTTACGGTCGCGCGTCTGGTAGGTCACGCCGGCGGGACCAGCGAACATTGCCGCAAGGATCATGCGCTGCTCGGGGTCCGGCACGAATCCCGATGCCGCCGCGAAGTCCGCGACATCTTCACCCACACTCGACGTGGACGGCGGATGGGTGAAGTACGCGGGCGCGACTATCTCAGGCGCCCTCACGCTCACGTCGCTTCGCTGTGAACTCATCCACCGGATCAGCCACCTCGGTCTCAGTCGCAGACAGGGCTGCGTGCTTGGCTTCCCTCAGCGACTTCACCATCTGTGCGATCGCAGAGCCTGGATCAATCTCACTCTCGATGCGACGAGCCAGCAGAAGCGCGGCCTGTGCATCAGACGTTTGCAGCACCCCGGCGGCCTCAAGTTCAGCGTGGGTCGCAGAGTAAATGCCGCTGACCTCCACGGGCTGAAACTTGCTGACCGCAGCGGGTCGACCCTTCGACCGCGAGCAGTCGGGGCAGAACTTGCGGCGGCGACCTCGCCCGAGCTGGATCGGTAGCGGGTTGCCGCACTTCTCGCACTGCTTCATGTCGTCGCCTTGTCGCGGTTAAGGTCGGCCTTGCGATGGCACGGTCGGCATAGCGGCTCGTAGTGACCCATGTCCAGCGAGTACGCAAACCCGGCGTGCTGCGGAGCATCCAGCGGCATCACCAGTTCGGCCTCGTCGGCGTGGTCGTACGCCCATTCATGGGCAGGGTTACCGCAGCGGGCGCAAGTGAAGTTCGACGCGCGGCCACGGCGCTTCTGCACCCAGTCGTGCATCAGCCGATAGTCGACCGACCCATCCCAAGCGGGGCGGATGTCAGCCTCGCCAGTATCGCCGTGTCGCTGCCACCGCTTGTAGTGGGCCTGACACATTCCGCGGGAGGCAACCAGAACGTCACGAGGACATCCGACCACCGAGCAGGACGCGCCCGGCGTGCGCTTCCCATACGGTTTGAGCATGTCGGCGGGGCCAGGGTCGCCGGTCTTGCGCCAACGTCCGTAGTGCAGCGAGCAGTACGAACGGGCGAGCACGGCACGGCCACAATCGCCGACAGAGCATGTACGGTCAGACATGTTTCCTTCTCCTAGTCGCATAGGGGCGGGGAACGGCTCTCAGTCGTCTCACCGGCTGAGAGCCGCTTTATTTCTGCACATTTGTGCTTATTCGGGGGTCTTTTGCATCAAATCGGGAGGCACTGAATACGTGCACGCGGAGT